CATTCATATTTGGCATGCTATCTGTTTGATAGTATAAATTATCCGGTGAATCAAATGGCACTGTAAAAGATACTGTATCCTGTGTAGCTCCGTTGTTGGTTACCCCGGATGTGTGCTGTCTGCTGTTGTCAGATGTTATTTGATCAACGATATAAAATCCATGACTAGGACTGTTTATTTGGAAGTAATATGTGAACCCCCTAGCTAACGATACAACGGGATTTTCTTGGCCGCCAATAGTAAATGTTCCGTATCCGCTGTCAATGACATCAATAATAAATCCAGCAATGTCGCCTTTGCTTCCAGTATAGCCAGTACTGCCACTGCCGGTATAACCAGTACTGCCAACACCTCGACTACCAGTATAGCCAGTAGATCCAAAATATCCTATAGCGCCCTGGGGGCCCTGCGGTCCAGCTGATCCCGAGTAACCTTTTGATCCTAAAAATCCTTGAGAACCAGTATATCCAACTGCACCACCATTTACAGTCCAAACAGTTGCAGAAACTGATCCAGTACCTAATCCGGATGTTATTTGGAAAGTTATTGTTGAATTCGCAGCCACTAGATATGTATAAGGATAGTCCACAGTTGTGGTAGTTGATCCGGTTGGAACTGTAACAGACCAAATAAACGACGGTGTCTGAGGATTAATGGAATCCGATGTAGTAACAGACATTTGAACAATAACCGGAGATGTATGTGCAGCTGATAACACCACATTGAACTTCAGTAAAGAAGACAGTACTGGCATTAAGAATGTGGTAACTGACGATCCATTAATGTAAAGAGGTTGTGGAACCGAAACTGTTGGTGAATTCCAAGACGCAATAATTGGCCAAACTCCGCCGCCACTGCCGCTATAACCAGTGTATCCCATTGCTCCAGTATTACCTTGCGATCCTGTATATCCAAAACTCCCACAATAACCTTTAAGGCTAGCTGGTAAACTAGAAAAATTGTAGCGTTTAGTTATTTGATTATCTGTTACTACAAAATAAGTGTTACTGGTAGCAGTGGTTAGTAATGGTATTTGATTAATATTTGGCATTTTATAATCCTTCTAAAGGGTCATTGTTGTCGTCAGTTAGTGCAAATCCAGCACCCGTTGTCAAAGTAGGATCGCCTCCATAATAGTACATATCTGGCAATTCGGCAGGCTTGGCTCGTAAAAATTCAGCCGGACCTGAATTACTGCTCAATAATGAAATTCCATTATTCCACAGCTCAGACGGCTTTATTTGTTTCTTAACCACGACCAATTTAATGTTATCCCTTATATCTTCTTGTATATTTAACGTAATTTGTTGAAGTGCAGGCCCGATAAACGTCAACGGCCATGCGATAGTTATATTATTTGCGAACCCAACACCCCATCCGTTAAACAGGTTATTATGACCTGAATAGATAACTGTATTTTTTGCGCCGCTGGCATCCTGCATGATCCATCCAGGTTGTATCTGCATGGTAGCAGTAGTTTCATGGAACACCCAACCTGATCCTGTTGGTGGTTGACCGCCAGTCACTGTTTCAGTTACTAAAACGGTTGGCACAGTAATATCAATACTAAACTCTGGCGGTAGGTATTTTAAACCAGTATACTCATATCCGTTGTTTGCAGATTCCGATAAAGAACGAGTATATACCCAGACTTGATTTGTTGAAGTAACAATATAAGCGTGTCCAACGCCTGTCGTATCAGGTAATGAAGATACTGATCCTACAGATCCAATCAATCTAAATTCTGGACTGTCATATGACTTGGTTATATCTTGATGATAAGTTCCCGATTTGTTCAATAGGCGTCCACCATAATACACCTGCACTTGATTAGCAGCAGATATGTTTGTTGATGTAGATAGCACTATGCCATCACTAACTAGTTTTGATGTAGAGTACGGTAAATCTACTGTTGAAGTAGTCAATGATATTGTATAAACGCTGGATGTACTGGCGGTAAACTGTACTTGCTTTAAGATCGTTTCAGCAAATGGTATTGTTTGATCAGGACTTTGATCAATGACCTTAGTATATATTTCTGAATAAAACTTGGGACTAGTTCCTAAAGTGGCCCTGCGAAGTTGGGATAATATATTACCAACTTTTTTATTAAATTCAATTCTTTCGCCTGCAATAATAACTACACCGGGTACATTGGTATAAGGATTAGGCGGAATAATTGTACCAGCATCGTTGACATAAATTTCAGTATCAGTATATGATAGAGGCTGTGTCAAATATGTGGAATTTTCTGCTGATAATCTCTTAAAATTTGTACGGTTAAACATATCATTGAAAATTCTATATCCAATGGTCGTGGCTGCGAGATTTTGATCGCTAACACTCATTATCAAGATATTATCCGAATCAGCAGTAACTATAGAATCTGATATTTGTACAGTAATTTTGTCGGATAAAATTGCATAGTCAATATTAGGTATTAAAGATATACCATTTTTCCATACCCATACACAATTGGTATTCACCGCAGGTCTATTGATTTGATACCTGCCAGATTGTGTACCAGTAAACTTATCACTCCTAATTAGCATGCCATCCTGATCGGCGAATGTTGTAACAACGAGATTGGTATTAGCAACAGGTGTAGTCAAGTTTAGTAAAGCACCATCAATGGTAAAATCTGCTCCCAAGTATCTATCTTCGATAGCAACAACATCGCCGATTTTGGCAGAGTTTAAGGTCACCGTAGGATTAACTCCGGAATATATGCTAAAATCAAACCCCGGCCTTAGTTTAATCCCGTTGACATAGACTCCTGCATTACTGTTGGTTAATACATAGATACCAGCACCTCTGGTTATCCTATGATTAATTCTAAATGTTAATTGAGAAAGATTAGTTACTTGATAATAACTAACTTCAGGAGGATTTAGAATATAACGCTGTCCTGTGTTAGAAATCAATTCCACTATGACTTGCGATGACTCGGGGCCAATAGTTGAAGGCGGATAAGTCAACTGATAAGAATTTTGACCCGAGACTACAGGAATAACCTGCTCGGTTATTTCGTTAAAGTAACTAAATTTAGAAGCAAAGAACCAAACCTGTACAGTATTTTCATTATACACATAAGGCATGTTGTAGACAATAACTGATGCACGATTATCGTTATCGTTAAACTTGGTTAGCACATAACCAAAATCTGTAGACGAAACTAATTTTGGAATTGATTGACCATTAACCGTAACGAATACACTACCAATTGAATTCATATCTGAAGAACTGACAACCTGTGCAGATAATTCAGTAGTTACGACCTGATTGTAATCGACTACACCGGCATCGTATCCACTGCCGCCGCCCATGCCTATTATAGTATATCCCACTGGGCCGGAATAAGAAGATTTTAATGTTATAGTACTTGTATCCCAATCAATGGTAAACTGTGCAGGTAATAAAGTTATTGTAGAAGTAGTGGTATTGACTACATATGTAAATTGTTGCTTGTTAGAACTGACAATTATGCCAGCAGATGTAAACGGTAGCACTTTAAGAGTTGCAGTAGTAAGTTCAAACTCAGTTGCTGTGATAATTCCCGAGTATACCGCAGGTGCTCCCGAAGAGACCTTGGTGTAAACATTTATCCCTAAGCTCTCCATCACACCTCCAGGAACAAGTTCTTCAGGTGCTTGATTCGCATCGGCATTATATAAAGAGTATCCGTCAATAACAAGATCATAAGTACCAGTACCAATTGCTTTGGTATAACCTAAGTCCCCGCCGATAATCTCACTATCTAAAATTGATAAATTACTATCCGAACTCCAAAATTCAATTTTAGCGCCCTTGTCAATTTGTCCAGCTAACGAAGAACTGACTGTGATTGTGGTGCCTGTGATACTTGTTATAGTTGGGCTAGTTGAACTAAATGGATTAGTAGTCGTACTAATCACATTGATGTAATAGCCTATTTTAATTCCCAAACTGTTACTTAAAGATATCGTGCTAGTGCCAATTGACGATGTTGACGTAGTAGTCGTAACTGAATAGTATCCATAATCACTGCCCCATGTGCCTGTGTCAAACGGGATCATACTCCAATCTGTAGAATAATTAAATGGGAGGGAGTTTATTGAAGTACCTGGATAGTTTATTCCATCCATTAGTTGAGCTAGGTCTAATCCAGGACTACCAGAAGTTGGCTTATAGTAATTTAAAATCCTATCTGTTGCAGATAATAATTCCGTATTTTTAATATAAGATACCTTCAGCAATTTTTGTACTGACGGGACATAATTTAAGAATTCAATCTTACATACTTTTTTAGTATATCCGTTATAATCTTTGGTGTAGTATACTATTGAGTAGTCAGCCCATAGAACTCTCAGCCCATTTAGTGTGACTGTTATCTGCTTCTTATCTGGATGCGCTAACCAGGATAATTCAAATTCGTTCGTATATCCGTTACAAACAAATTTATCAATTACCTCTAAATTATCTATTACTTTCTCTCCGGTAATCCTGTCAAACTTAATTGTGACGTCTATGTTTCTAACAGGATTAGAAGATATATCAGTCGGCGATGTTAATGATTCAAAATCGCTGATTGAGCTGTTTGAGGGCTCAATTATCGAATAACGTTCAGTAAAGTTCCTTAACTGAGTATGAAAGGGTTTTACTTCTTTGATATAATTTTCAAAATTTGAGCTGCCGACTAATTTATAAACTGCCGGTTGTCCTAAATTACCTGCGTCATTTTTGATATTAATAAAGGATGTTTTAAACGCCCAGTCTAATAACTTTTGTTCAGAATGTGAATACTTGACTGCTTTAAAAAATAATAAATTCCAATATACCTTTAATTCATTAATGAACAAATTATCCTTTAGTGCAGATATTATATATCTAAGTTCTATATTAGGAGCCTGATCGTATAGTGTCTGATCGTAGGTGCTGTTATATGAGTCATAATCATTTGGATTAGCAGTATGATTCCATATTGAATCAGAAATCTCTATAGTCCCATTTTGTGCATAAACAATATCAAATTCATTGCTAAAGTTGCCGTCAGAACTTACGAATTTTAGAATGATATAATTACCTAGGCCGTTGTCATTTACCTTTACATAACTGCCTACAGATAATAACAGTCCTTCAATCTCATAAACATAATCCAAAGTCAATGTATAATCTAAATGCTGATCATAATCGGCGCTGGACCAATCTATATATTTCCAATACAACGGAGTATTGTAACTCTGAGTGCGGCGTCTTATCCAGTTATTAGAATTTTCATCGTACTCGTACTTGGCCCACTTGCCAGTAAATGATGTATCAGAAAGTACCACTACAGTATGTGCCCTAACTGTTAATAGTGGAATCTGTGTATACCCAGAACCTGCAGAGTCTATAGTAACAGAAACCACTCTGCCTAAATCATCAATTTCAGTTACGATACTTGCGCCTGAACCTTTAGAAGAATCTATAGTTACAGTTGGGGGACGAATATATCCTCGACCAGACTTAGTGATAGATACTGCTCTTATTTTTCCATTTTGGATGGTACATTCTAATTTTGCAGTTTTAAAGGCACTTGCATCTATAGTATTCAACTCATCAACATCTTCTACTATCTGATCATATAGATTTTCTATTTCGTTAGGAATAGGCTCACTGGCGTTTAAATTCTTAAAGCTGTAGTTACCGGAAATTATGTGCGATGAAAGAATGCCGTTAATATATCCGGTTAAATTCCTAAGTGCCGATAATCTATCTTTGAACATAGACTGTCTAGGTCTAAATTCAACTCCGTATTTTTGCCTAGGCGATAGCATGGGATCTGGTACTAGGTTGCCTACACTATCCTTACCTAGTAAACTATCAATAAGTTTTCTCTCAAGTATTTCCGGAGGATTAGAATTTGAACCTTCTTCTAATAATAGCCATTCAGTATGCTTAGGTATTGATGTATTAGATGAATCAATCGCTATATTTAGGTTAGTGTTTTTATCTGACAGAAGGCCTGCAATATTCGATAGTATTAAAGAATTTGAAGAAATCGGAGTTACAAATTGTAATCCATAACTGGTAGGATCTTGAATTAATGATGCCACATCATAGGTGCTAGCTCTACGATTCTTAATATTAGGAATTATTGAACTATTCTTTACCCAGTAATAGTAAGTACGTCGACTAAACTGACCTGAATTAGAATCATAAGCAGTTTTTACTGAATATACTGTATCGTTAGGATACAAGGGTTGACCGCTAATCCCAAATGTCAAACCACGAGCAGTGTCGGCAATAGCACTCCACTCGCTAGGTAACAATGGAGTTCTTACCCATTCGTAAATGTCAATACTTGCTCCAGGAAATAAACTGCCCCAGTGATTTTTTCGGAAGATCGAATCACCCTGCTCATACCATTGATATTTGGCTGTGCTGATATTCCACCATAGTTCACCCACATTATTATCTGTCCAATTAGAATCTACATTAATTGTAGTATTAGACAATCCTACAGAATAAATAGCCGGGTCGTCTGCTAGTTTGTACGTGATTTCTTGATCTGCAATTCCTGGCAGTCTACCTTTTAATGGATCAAAAACATCTAGGTAAGTTATAACATCTTCATTTAAAGAATCAACTAGCATCAATCTCTTAACACTTGTTAGGTCCACTAAATCTTCTTGGCCGTATATCTTATCCCAACCTTTGATATTCTGATCAACATTATTGAAATAGTATATAGAACTTGCTATCGATGCATTATCGTATGCAGGTGCTCCTACTATAAATCCTACAGAATCAAGTACAATTCTTCGACCAAAATTCGTGCCAGGTACTAGAGATACTGTGTCAATCTCTTCAGCTACTACAAATCGTTCATTATATCTATTATACAGATAAACAATACCGGAGTTATCAATAGTATCATAGAAATAAGTTGCTGCTGAATCAAAAGTAAGTTTAGTATCATCAAATCCCACTGCAACCCTAACTCCAGATCCCAATGTTGAAACGATTAATGAATCGTTCGATGGATTAATATCGATATCAATACCAAATTGTAAACCTAGTGTAACAACTGGATTAGTGATCGTTTGATCTAATACGAATGTTCCATTTTTATTCTTGTATATGTAAACACTACCTAATGTATTATCATAATTTACATGTTTTGGAGCCGATACAAATAGGTATGTTCCATCCGACGATACTAAAGTTTTATGTCCAAATTCCGATGTAACTACACCATCGAATGTAATTTGTTGTTTGAACGTCAATGCAGATCCGTTATAAGAATATATTCTTACAAAGCCCGCGGTATTCGAATTTCCAATTGCACTCATTACAACTATTGATGCGTCATCCGAACCGCTAACGCTATATCCCCACTGAGTGCCCTGTGTTATTCCAGGGACAGTAATCGTAGAAATTAAGGAAGATGTTACTGTATTTGTCGAATTAATCTTGTAAACATATACTGTTCCAGTATTATTGGTTATTGTACCAGGTGCACCTACTACTAGTAATTTATTGGTAGAAGTGTTGCGTTGAACATATAAGGATGATCCGAATCTTGCATAATCAACTGGAGACGGATTTTTAATTATCAGTTGTTCGCTATCTATGCCGGCAGTAAAGTTAAGTGAACTAATTTTTACAAGGCCGCTCTCAACATATGAAGATGTGGTCGCGGCCGCCGGAGCGCCAGCAAATATCAATCCGTTGCCTGTATTGGAGAATTCGATGTCGTCATAAACTACGGAATATCCAAATTCGGCAGAACCAGTCAATGAATGTGATGATGTCGATGTGATTTCATCTAGATAAAAGAAAAATTCACTTATAAATCCAGTTGGTATCAACGTATATACTAACACTTTACCGTGCTGTGTAGATAAATTAAATCCAGGAGACCCAACCACAACTATATTAGATCCGTTGCGCTTACTGATACTCCAACCTAGTTGTTGATCCGATATGCCGCCAGTACTGAATGACCCATATGTATCGTAATTGCTTCTCTTCTCATAAACTGCCCATTTTTCCGAATTATCAGTATCCACCCAAATTTTACTGCCCTCTGATAATTTCAATATTTCTTTATTTTCAGGGAGAGCATCAAAATTTTCAAACCTGGCACTGGAGAATTTGAATAGATTACCAGTTACACCTTCTGTATAATTTACAAAAGTCGATGACGATGCAACAACAAAGCTATTAAAAGTCGGAATTTCTGTAACTGCATAGACCCCATTAACTGTTGGATCATAATCAGATATTGATATTAGGTCGTTAACTTTTAATGTGTGATATGTATCAGTTATGACATTAATACCAGTTCCGGCATCATTAATAGATACCGTAGAAATAATTGCATTGATCACGGTATATCGATAAACATCCCAGCCTTTTGTTTCAGAAAAGCCAACCCAAATAGTATCGCCATCGGCAAATTTTAGTGAACTAGCAATAGTAGCTAATGAAGAATTATTCAATGTCGTGTATGTAACATCATCCAGACGAACATACCCTGCTGTAGGCAAAATAAAACTATTATCTAGATATGTTCCAGTAGTAACCGGGAAAGTTTTTGAACTTACATAATTGTCAGGAACGATTTGCCAAGTGGAGGCCGTACTATAATAACTTAGATTATTGATTGTAAGGACTGGGGCGGTGTCAGTCAATACTACAATTTGAGGATTATCAACAAACTTGCCTTCTTCTAATTGAAGTTCTAATTCTTGATATGTAGTATAAGATCCGTATTTTCCAATCCTAAATGCCCATTCTTCGTTGTAGGTAAAATTACTTTGATAGTTGTGTATAGTAGATCTTGCTAATTTAGATATAGCATTCTGCGTACCTTTTTCTTTGATAAACCCTTGATAGAATTTATATTGAGAAGTAGGATCAACAATGATATTGTTTAGGTAAGGTCGTGGCGAATACCCAGTTAAATGCTGTGCTAATTTTTGTTGTGTTTCATCGAAATTATTAATGTCTAAATTATAAAAATCGTTAAATTGATTTATTTTATAATCAAGATTTGGAATCAATCCCGGAGTGGGTTTACTTAATAGAATCTTCCAATCATTAAAATTAAATGATGTAGTGCCAATTAGACTGGTCTTTGCAGAATAATAATTCCCTGAATAAAATACAGTTGATCCTGCTCGATAATCAGTGAACTGCTGCCAGTTAGCTATTTCAGCAGTATCATAGAAAAAGCCTGGACTGAAATAATCACCGTTCCAGTTGGATGTCCTAAATCCGTTTAATAACATCCTCTTCTGATAAAAACCAGTTTCAACACTATATATGACATCACCGAAAATAGATTTATTGTTGAAAATTATCCCATGCTCTTTTTGTATAGATCTAAAAGTTGCAAAATAAATTCCTTCAAGATTAATATTACAGGTAATCGTACATACACCGTTATCACGGGTGACTGCTATTTTATTCTTGGGTATTATTCCGCCGCTGGAATTTAAAATTTTATAGTCATAAAAGTCATCAAATATATTATTGACCACTGACTGTGGATAGCTATATTGAACTTTGTTAGCGAACGGACTTAGTGTGATTATATTATTGTTACCCCAGTTCTGAGTTGTCCAAAATAGAAATTCCTTAGCTGAAAAATTCCAATCAATAGATTCGCCAAAATCACTGTTAAAATCATCAAATGTAAATCCTTGATCTTTTAACCATTCTCCGTATCCTACAATTAAATCATAAACATCCTGGGTCGATGAAAACTCAGTTCCATAAGGAATTGACACTGATTTATTTTTATTAAATCGAGTGGCCACTTGAACTGTCGCACCACCTGTAAGTGGCAATGATGGCAATTTTTGATAATAAGAAAGATTGAATGACGATTCAGATCTATGAGATGAAGTAACAATATAATAAGAGTTTTCATACTTGACTATTTGACCCTGACTATAAAAAATTTGTGTAGGTGATGATTGTGCCGTAGCAGTATCTGCTGAATTTAATCCACTCTTGCCAGTTGTAGACGATGCGGCCCATGTAACA